GTGGTTTGATAATGCGTATTTGATCTAATAAGGTGATTATTTTATTCAATACACCATACGTATTATACTCACGTGATGGCCAGAAACATTTAATAATGATTTGCTCATTAATCCTGCATAACCGTATAACATATTCGGCGCAATCAATAAAAGCCTGTTGTGGGCCGATGTCGCAGTATATTAGATTGTTTCCATCAGTAACATAAGGTAAATTTTTCAAATTACGCACGTCCTGCGTAAAGATACTACTGTAACGTGGTCGGTACTGCGGTGCGATAGGTATTTCGTATTCAACAGCGTGATAAGCCCCCGCGCTAGGATAGACGGTGCTAGCATGACCCGGTCCTGCACCAATGTCCATGAAATTATTGATATTACTGATTGCGCAATCTTTGAGTATTTCAGCCAATTTAGCGGCGGCTCGTGACTTATGGTTATGATTGCGAGATGGGGCGGTGATGTTCATGAGTTTGAATTTGCGATCATTGGCTGCTAACTCAGCGTCGCATTCACGCGGTGCGAGGCCTTCCGGGTATTCAGGTGTCCAACGGGGAGGGACCCCGACATGTCTCTCAAATTTGATGGAGGAAGCAGCGTCGAACGTTTGAACAGATGGTGATTTGTCGATGTGACTTTCGATAATCGGTGCATCCACGATTTTTGGCACCGAGATTGGTTCGGATGGCATCGTCTGTTCAACCTTGTGTACGATGGCACGCGTATTACTGCGCATGGTGTTAAAATGTGTGTATTTTTCAGTGGTCAAAATTCGCTGATACGATAGGATTTGGTCGTTCTCTTCAATTTTGTGGAAGTGACCCCCGATTGATGCCATAATTACGTGTAAATTGCAGACGTCACCTGTCACTACTGTGACGTCTTCTGTGGGCGTTTCATCGAATAAGTCTCGCAAGTCGTAAGTATTTTCTCCAACACCGCTGTTGTTGATAGTAGGTGCGATACATGGTGGTGGTGCGCTAGATATTGTTGGAAAAGTGATGATATTACCTACGTTGATGGCGCTGTTGCAGCGGATTGGCCCACATTCGACAATTTGCAATGATCGTAAAGCCGAGTACCATTCGATTTGACTTCTCAGTTTGTGGTTGGCTTTTCGCAGGCACCACCATTCACTTATGTCGTGTGAAAATCGTTTGAACATCCCATCGAGTGGGAACCACCAACGTCCTGTGATTTCACGATTTTTCGTACGTTTAAATTCATGGATGAAATCGTTAAATTTATCGACACGGGAATTTCGTTCGATGATACATAGGAACACGAAAGAGTAAACGACACGATCCAACGTGAGCGGGTCGATTTCGAAACTATCGTTAATGACCGTATCCTTGATGTCGATGCGTGTGATGATCGATGTGGCAAATTGATGGATAGTCTCAGCTCTCAACTCCATCGTCTTGAGCCCGAAATTCACGCAGCGTGAGTAAAAGGTGCGTGGGCATGTGATGTACGTAATCGGTTTTGCAAAATAGTCCTGAGTGTAAGTGAATATGTCAGGTACCATAACGTAATCAGCTAAATAGTCATGCCACAGTGTGTGTTCCAAGCGGACTATCCGCGCCACGTTAGAAACCTTACACCACCTCTGCTTGTACATACAACCAATCTGATCCTGCACTTCGACAATGATATTAAATTCCGATCCAATGATAGCGTTGGTCAGCAATTTTTCTCGCCAAATTTTCGAATTATGTATGTATGCAAAGGATGCATCTTTAAAAGACATAGTTGAATGGGTGTCATCTTCGGTGTAGCGGTAGAAGTCGAATTGCTGGGAATGCGCATTGATCGAAATAGCATGCTCCCAGAACAATTCGGGTGGGTACCATGTCCAACTAACCATCGTGTCGGCGCCGTGTGATTTGAAAATGCGCCAAATATCTTCACATGTAATGTCGTAGAGACAGTGATTGGCAACCAGGAAACGGCTTTGATGCGAGCAATTCTCTGATCCTTTGAGACAAACTGATCCTTGCGAAAAATAATCACTTTCGTTATAAGCCGTATACAAATTCCTGGTGCGATGTGGACTGCGCATGAGTTCACGCAGCTCATGTTGTTGTTCCGATGAGTCCAACTGTGTGAGATAACGAAAGGCATCTCGAGCATCTGTAGCAACGAGACAGGTGTGGTGCTTGTGCTTGCCGAAGGTGTCGAGGATGTTACCCCCGACATCGATATAACGTGGATGTTTGCTCCCTTCTGCAAATAAGTCCGATCGTGCAAACTCGTGGCAAGCTCGGGCGACCGGGTGTGTGGTTCTCCTGTTGGCGGTCGGAGACATATGC